GAATAGCAAAATTAGTACAATCCTGGGATGTTTTAGAAAAATCAAGATTTAATTTTCTGTAGCTTATCTCTTGGGCAATAAATAAGAGGTCTCTCAAGAAGTCGTAATTCTTTGGACGTGGATAATTATCAAAAACATATTCTGAGATTTTATTCTTTATCTCACAGTACATCACTAAAAAATGCTCTGGAGTTAAATCATAAAAACAATTTTCATTTAAATTAATTTTAGCTTCGCCTAACGAAACCGCAAAAGCTCTTAAAAGAGAGATTGTTTTAGTGTATTCTTTTCGAAGGCTATCCGGACAAGCATCTGTGAGGTGTTCCTGGCAATATAAGTAAGCGTACTCTATTGGTAGGCCCTCTAGGTACTGTGACACTGACCATGTGTGGGTCAGGTCCTTAGGAAGAAATCCCTTTAATATCTCGCCGTCTTTAAAAAGAGCTAAGCAGTTTTTCTTATCATCAAAAGTCTGGAAGATCAAATTAACCTCTAGTAAATCGTTTTCCTCGATTCAGATACAGAAGCTTTTAACACCCTCTCCAATTCTTGTCCATCATAATCCTCTTGTTTCTTTTTTATGCTCTTTATGATTTTCACTCCATTATGGGCCGCTATATCATTTAAAAATCCTTTAAATGATTTGTCTATATAATCAAATACCGCCCCAGAACTATCAATAGCAGCCATCTGAGTAGCATTAGCTTTAATTCTTTCTGTGTAAGCCTGGTCATATCTATTCGCTGTTTCTCTATTCCTCAAATCAACATAAAGTTTAGATCTATAGTTTATATCATATTTCTGATTCATAGTTCTTTTGGTTTCTTGTTTTCTTTTTATTATATATCTATACATCTCTCCATCTTTTATAACTTCTTTTCTTACATGAGGTTTAATAGCAATAAATCTGTTATAATACTTTAACATATAATCCATAAAATACTTCATATCTTTTTCGTAAGGTCTTTCGTAATAATCATCAAATAAGCTATCAAAGCTTGTACCCACGTCAGACATATACCTGTCCATCTCAGCAGACCCTACATTAGCACAGAGTCTCCATGGTATATTTTTGTCGATCATGAATCCATGTTTTTCACAGTTTTTTACAAAGAAATTAAAGTTTTTAGCATCTATGAAATCTGTTATTTTAGCTGCATCTTCTCCATAGTTTGCTTTGCTCAAATCAATGAAGAGGCCGGTCGTTAATGGAGATGAAAAACGACTTGTCATGAATCCAGTAAAAGTAATAGGAGAGTCTTTCTCTATTTCGTATAAATAATCAAGAAAGTAGGTTACGTAATCTTCAAAGTTATTTATTCTAGAATGATTTCTCTTTAGCTTAAATAATACTTTAGCTGCTAAACTAGTAAAATGCAGATCATACGCGGATAGGGGGTCTTGATATCCTTTTTTAGCGCTAATTTCATTTAAAGAATCATTTTTTCTTATTTTGCTAGTGGCCGCAGCCTTTTCGTGGTCCTTCAAGAAGTTTTGAAAAGCATTTGCTACAAAGTCAAACACAACAACAGATGTGCCGTCGGTTCCAGAAATAGTTTTCATCTTACTTCTCTTCGCCACCACCGTTCGATGAACAGGGTCTATTCTACCATAATACATATTTTCAATAAACCAGAAATTTCTAAAAATTCCAGGATTATCCTCTATCAATCTAGAAGAAATAGCGTAGTTCCTGTACTTAGCTCTACTATTGAATAAGTTTCTTGATCTTGTTTGTGAATTAGAACCTAAAAACTTTCTAGCCATGATTATCCTCCCCCAATTTCATTAGATAATTTATTTATAGCTGTTTCCAACTTCACGCACGGCTCAAGTACTTCATCGCCAAGTTGGAAGTGGGATTCAACCAAGGCCGGGATACCATCCCCACTAGTTTCAAATAATAGCTTAAGACTAGTTTTAAAACCATTTAGGTCTATAGTATTAGAAGTGCTTACAACAACGTGGTAGCCCCCAAGTCCCATAATATTTGCCCATGATGGGTTCGTATCATCCCCTGTACTTGTGGGATCACCTAATAAGTCCGAACCCAATCCTCTTGGGTTTATAAAAACATGTTGCCCAGGATAAAATAGATTGTTGCCGTACATTTCAACATCGCAGTTATACACCTTGGAGAGCTGTAGCTCTGGGCTGGAGTCTGACTCAAAATATCTAGCTTCCCTCAAATAAGGGAAATCTGTCTTATTAAAACTCATTTTACGGACCAACCCACGGTCTAGGCCAGTCGTTAGATGATATATTCCCTTATTAAAATCCAGATCCATCCTAGACGTGCCTTTTAGCTCTGATTCCTCATAACTTAATTTATTTGAAGCCCCTTGGAACGCATACAAGACAAAATAATCATATTTTTTGAAGCTATCGTTGAAGGATTCAAAGACATATGCTTCTTTGTCTCTGCCAAAGTCATCTAAATTTAGTTGTCCATCTTTAATATGTTGCTCGATCGGATCTTCACCACTTTTGGCATCTGCGGTTATTTGTGCCGTATCTAAAACAAATGAAGGGCTCTGTGAACCAGCATAGCATTCAGGCCCGAGAACTTCAAAAATCAAAGTCTTTATTACATCTCTCATAAAAAGAAGAAGAGGGTAAGAATCGAATGATTTTCTGGAGAGCTTCTTTTCTATGAAGTGTGCGTACAGTTCCATTGATATAGGAAAATGAGCAAGGTTTTCATTAAGTATGTTTGTACTTCTTGGATTTGGGTCTGGGAACTGGACCGGTCCAAGGAGAAACTTAATGTCCCCGTAATATAATTCTTTTCTGTCTAAAACATTATTTATTGCTCCATCGAAGAGGTCTCCCAAAAAGAAAAAATTGACTCTCCTTTCCCCATCGACCGGGGAAGAATGAGTTATTTCTTCTGCGGGAACAGTGTCGGAAATATCAACTGCCACAGCGTCCTTACACACATAACTTAATAAATCTAAAGCCTTTTGGGCTCCGGTAGTAGAGATTTCAGGGTCTTCTTTCAAATCTTTATACGATATCTTAGCAGAATAAATTTTTCCACCCTCAAGAAGCTCCTTAGTGAGAAACTGTTGCGCTGACTCTCTTTCTTTTTTTATATATTTTGAATAATCTTCCGTTAACACCGCTATTCTTTCCTCAAATTCGGTGCAAGGTTTTTTGTCCTTTCCTAGTTCAGCGCTAGCTCTGCGAACTTCGTCAACAAGATCTTTTCTTTTTTGTCTTCTATCACGAGTTTCTTTGTTAGCAAGAACATCAGATCTATTGTCTAACATTAAGGATTCTATTCTAGCCCGGTAATCAAGGCTTAATTTAACCGATCCATCGTCCTTAAAATCAAAGTTATGTTCTTCTAATATTAAATACATTGTTAACTGTGTGTTTTTTAAGGCCGATCTTAAATCTTCAGAAATTATACTACTTGCCCCGGTAGAAGCCCACCCAACCACAATCTTAATCTCGTAAAAGTTTGGATTGGGTGTTCGCTGCTTAGTAGTTCCATCCTCTTTTTTAAGCATCGGCTCAAGGACGATAAGATCTATCATTCTATAGCCGCCCTCTTTAATTTTCCCTTCATGGTCTACTGCGTCTCTAGTTTTAAAGATTTCATTAAAATTTTGAGCTTGTAACACTAGAGTGGCTTTTATATCCTTTTTTTGAGTTTCTGGCTGTACGCCTACGAGACTCCAATCAAATCTATCTATTCCTACCCCAACCCCACGCTGAAGTTGGCTATTCAACATTTCTTGCAAATCAGTGATTGGGTCCACAAAAGAATTAAATTTAAACTCAACATCTCTTGGCTCCTTGCTATCGACATCATAGTATCTCTTATATACCCTAATCGTGGGCGTAAGTCCAGAAAGTTCCCAATGTCGGATATTAAGAAAATCCATACCACCCTTGGTCATCCTTAATATATTCATAAGTGTCGCTGGGTCTTGTGTCGCGATTTTGTGAATATATTTATATGTTTCTTTTCTTATACCGGTCTTTTCTATTATCGCTGCAATGTTGGTTAACAAGAAACATTGATCTGAGAAATCATAGGTCGGGGCTTCTTCCACTGCTTCGGCAGCATCGTCTTCTTCTTTTTTTTCTTCGGACTCTCTGAGTTTGTCAAGTATTTCGTCACTTACACCACACGCAGGAACGCCTTCCCCACAGGGAGACGACCCCCCCTCCTTACATTCAATCTTCTTTGACTCCAACAATTTGTTATATGCTGCTTGAGTCTCGCAACCCCATGCGCCATCAATACCAAAATCGGGTAAAATCTTAGTATTCCCATGTTCATTCCCATCCCATTTGGAGTCTAGTTCTTGAGTAATATACGTCTGTAGAGCTTTTACGGATTCTTCCCCGAATCCTCCTTGAGAGTTGGTGCCAACAGCATATTCTTCACTGTCTCTATCCGGCTGAAGGATCAAGGGAAGCCCACTTCCATATCCGTCTCCTACTTTTAGTCCGTCTAAAAGACTACCGCCCTCGATTTCCGTGACATCATCTTGTCCCTCGGGATTCTCTTTTGGTCGTGTGTCATTGTCTGTTTCGTCACTCATCTCATACACCCAAATAGCTTAAAACTCTATCCAATGGATGAGGCACATAGATTACATCTCCAAAATTCACATCTGACTCCGTTGGCTTTCTGTTGAACCAAGCTATAACCCACCACAACTTCGAATCGCCATAGTGGTCAAAAGCAATTTTAAAATATCTATCTCCCGTTTTCCATAAATGTGGAATTGTGTTTAAAGAAGAAACTTGATCTGGACTTACATGGTTTAAACGAGGTGTTCCATACTGCCTCAAGCTACTTATTCCTCTTTTTTCAAGTAAAGGAGAATAGTATTCACTATTATTAATAAATTTTTTCCTACCAGAATATCTAGACATTACTTTTTACCTTTAAATATACCACCAAGATGAGCGATATCAACAATATCATTTGGATCTTGGCCTATATTAGTTGCTACTCTTTGTGGTGCAGAGGACCACGGGAACAAAGAGGCGTCTGAGGCCCAATTTGGTGCGGCTGCCTGAGCAGCGTCTGCTCTGCGGTCGTTAATTTTATCTTTTTTCTTGTTGGTGCGCTTTCCGAAGACTCCTTCGCCTGCTGGTGCTGCCTCTATCTTTTCCCATCCAATGGTGTGTTGGTGTAGCACTGCAAAAGATGGTATAGACACTGTTATTGTTTTGGGATAAAGATGATTCTCTGGGTCAAAGAACCCGTCTTTCATATCAGGCGCCCAACTCATCCCACTGGCAGCTCCCAGAAGACCGTTATTTCTAACATCTCCCCCTGGTCCCCGCCCAGCATCATATATAAGATTAGCAAATTTAACTTTTATTAGAGGTGCTTTAGAAATTGTACTAGCGTTGTCTGCGCTAGAGTACTCGGGATAAAACATTCTTGCCAGAGTAGATGTTTTCATTAAATTATTTTTTGCGTCCTCTAAACTAAACGATGGAATCACCCAAGATAAATTGATGGTTCTATCTGTCCCCGTATACACTTGAATGGGGTCAGGCCTTCCAAAGGTAGGTGCAGGCTGCCATTTACAGTTGATAGTGTCGGTATAAGTCGTTAAGAAAGCCTTAAAGGATACCTCTAGCCCCGAAAAAACACCATAGAACTCTAGTATATGTCCTTTTGTTTCTAATGTCGTTGATAAGTCATACGATGACATTTATTGTTTTCTCCTTATTATTGCTATCTAAGCGCTGTTGCAGTTACATCTATGATTTGTTTGTCAAGTTCCCTCTCTCCTATATAGACCTTCACATCTATATTGTGTGCTACTGGTGTCTCTAGGTGACCCGATCTAGCAGTATCTCCAGCTCCCGTCTTCTCTCGCTCAGCAGACGCTCTGATCGCCCCCGCCCCCGCCTCGCGCACGCCTTCTGAGGTGATGCCAAGAGGCTCTACCATACCTTTCATTGCACCTACAACATTTTTTACTATTGGTTCCCATGTTGATATTTCTTTTCTGAAATTTTCTGCTGAATCCATCATGACTGGAAATGCGTTTTTATTAAATTCTAAAAATGCTTCCCCGAAACCATCTATTGCAATAGCGGTTTCTTCTACAATCTTTCTGTTTTCGTCAGCAGTTCTGCCTGCCGCTAAGTCTGAGGCCAGCTCTGCTTGGGAGTCTCCCACAGCACCGATGGCAGGAATTAAAGAGTCATAATCGCCTTGTATCATTTTAACCATCCCACTAACATCATCTCCCATTCTTAATGCATTGGAAAAGGCAAGTAGCTGGAATTCATTCATATCTTCTGCACTTTTACCGGCAGCGTCGAAAGCTTCCGATACAATTCTCATCCTATCAGCAGGATTTGTTGCTCTCATTAAATCAATTGTATTTAAGTATGGGCCACTCAAGAGTGCGTTTAATCTCCCGACAGTCTCTGTGGCAGTATCAAACCTATCAAACTGCTTCGAAACATCTATCATATCACTGGTTGCTACACCGCTAGATTTGGCGGCTGCCTCCATGTCCTTAAAAACTCTGACTGCGTCATCCCCAAACCGTGCTAGATATGGTGTCTGCTTCTGGAAACTACCGATAACGGCGCTGGCCGAAAGGCCTGCCTCAAAGGAAAAAGCTTTTAGACCAAGGAGGGTATCACCGATTTCTTCGTCAGATTGCCCGAAAACCTTTCTCAAGTCTTGCATCGCACCTGAAGCTACATCCGCAGGAACACCAAATTCACCTAGAATCGCAGAAAGCTCTATTAACTTCTCTTCTGAAGGTGTTATACCTCCAATAGTTAAATCTGTAAAGTTGTCGTGTAGTGAAAGGAGATGCTTCCCAGCTTCACCTCCGCTGACACCGAACTTTCTTAGATTGAAAACCATACCAGCAATCTTTTCATCATAAAGGCCAGCAGCGGCGGTTGACTTGTTAAAATTTATTGCTGCGGTAACCTGATTATCGGCAAGCCTTCTTGTTGGTTCTGACGCTATGTCAAGGATTTTGCCAAGCATTCCAAGGTCGCTACCGACCCCTGGTATGAGGGAAATTAATCCTTTGAGGCCTTTCTCCAAGAAAACAGTTTCCGTATAAAAAGCCGCAGTCCCAGCAGTTAGCTTTGCTAAAGATCCCGGCACACCCGCCATGTTCTCGCTGAAGGCTTTAAGACCGCCCACCATGTCGGTAAGACCATTATTAACGATATTACCTTCTTCGAAGAATTCCCTCAACGCGTTAGTCGCATCTTTTGCTGCATCCCTAGCGATGCCGTAGGCATCGCTTGCTGCTTTGCCCGCCGCTTCTGCTCCCTTTGTAAAATCATCACCGGTTGTCATACTTTGAGTTCCTTATACTATAAATAGTATAGTTTGCAAATAACCATTCATTGATGGCGCTTAGACTCTTTTGTTATCTGGTCCGACAGTCTTTTAACAAACCACCTTCGTATAAGGATAGGCAAGTTATAAGACTCGTAGAAAGACCATCCGCCATAGTATTTGAGGAAGAAAAACTCTTCGTACATAGATTCTACGTACTTATCATTCAGGCCAAAGAAACCTGGCACCCAACGGCACCTCCAGGGCCGTTGATGTATTACAAGATGGACACTCAAAGTTCTGTGTCAAGTCAATATTTGGATTGACTTTAGAGTAGGCCCTGCGAACTTCTAGAGAGTCACCAGAGGGCATAGAATCTACAAACTTTTCGATTTCACCTCTATTGTCTGTCTGGTTCACCGAGACAATTATCATCTTTAATAAATCTGTATTCGAAGACTCTTGTAAATTTCTTGATCTTTTAGTTTTTGCAAATTGAGCTAAGTAGCTTTGTTCTTTAGCAGTTAGTAACTTAACCTCAGCCGAGAACCCAGTTGTTGGCAAGTCAACTAAGAAAGTACCATTTGATGTAAATTGCAAGTCTTCTGGTAGCTCTTTCGTTGGAACTTCACTTAAATCAAAGGTGTACTCGGAGGTATCACGACACGAGGGACAAGTAATGTTTGTAAGATAATGTGGTCCATAGCCGGTTATTCGAGCAGCCACTAGAATAGCATTTTTATCACCAGCATAAAGAGATCCGATATCAACACTATCAACTAAAATATTTTCTATAAATCTATCTATTGCTATTCCTTTCCTTACCAGAGTCTCAGACGAAAGGATATCTTCATCCTTTGCTGTCATATATCTTATTTCAACTTCCTCTTTCAAGTGAAAAGGGTGATCTTCCGGATATAGCTTACCTTTTGTTGGTAACTCCACAAATTCTGTAGGACTCGTATAATCAAGTAGTCCAGGTGGAGGAGAGGTCGGCGCACTGGTGGCTCCAACTCTACTCTTGTTATTTCTTCTAGCCAATAAACACCTCTAAGTTATTTCTAGTATAACCCCCGCTGGGGTAAACGTCAAGTACTTTGGCCAGGAGCCCAGAATCTGTTGCCGCCAACGCCACCAGGGCCCTCGACAGCAGCGTTCGCAGTCTTTATATCTGCCCAGTCATAGCGGAAGCTGACACTGACCTGGGTTAGGGCATCTTCCCCATATGCTAATTTTCCACCATAATCAACGTTTGTGACCCAAGCATTATTTAAGGTCCAAGTTTCAACTGGCTTGCCTTCCGAATCAATTTGTTCTATTGTTACACCCTGCACAGCACTTACGGCAGCGCTCTTCGAAATGGTTGAGACATCGTCTGGAGACATAGGAATTTTATACCCCGACTCATAAAGAATTCTTGTGAGGTTGGCACTAGCGTCAGGGCTAACTGGATCTACGAGGGTGGCTGTAACCTCATCCCACTCTACATTTCCGGGATAATAAAAAGTATGATTTAAATATTTATGAGCAGTGCTGCCAACTTTAACAGTCGGCTTGTTTACCCCAGTAGCATACCAAGTTGCACCGTCAGGCATAGAACCGATAGTAAGCAAAAATCTAAATTGTCTCTTTGGGTCTGCTACTCCTGTCGTTGTCCAAAAGCCCATTTGTCAAATCTCCCTTTATAGTCTACTAATAAGTAGTGTGTGCATTGTTTTTTTTAGTTAGACCTAAACCCCATTCGCTAGATCAGTCCCATTTCCTTCATTTTCTCAAACATATCTAACACCTCTGCCTCTTCAAACTCATGTACTTCTCCCTCTGCCTCCGAAGCGGGGACCTCTCCCTCTCCCTTTGCTATAGCCGCCGACGAGGCTGCGGCGCGGCGTTCGTCCTCTTCATCTGCCTCTTCTGCCTCGATGGCAGCCAGTTCTTCTGGTGTTGGTTCCCGCATCGGCTCGTCGTCCCCACCAAACTCTGTGAGCTTTCTGATTTCCTGGAGGACTATCTTTCTTAAATTCTTCTTAGTTAATTTTAAACCCATTTTCTGTAACTCCTATTAGTCGTCAAATGACGCTCCTGTTCTGGTAATGATAAAGTCGACCGCGATAAACTCAATTGCTCTAGCAGGCTTGAGGAAAATCTTGGCATACAGGATATTCCTGTCAATAAGGTCAGGCGTTGTAGTTGTTTCATCTAGAATAACACGGAATTCGGTAAGTCCAAGTCTGGCCTGCACAGAGCCAAGGAATTTATCTGCTTCTGTCTTAAATCTAGTCCACGTAGTTCTAACGTTCTGGTCAAAAAGAATTCCAGCAGCAATCCTGGATATTCTCTTCTTGAGGAAAATCAAGAGTCTACGAACATTAATCCGGTCAAGAGCAGAAGGAGTAACCTGCAACGTCTTCTGTCCAAAGATTACGATTCCTTCACTTGGGAATGTCGCAATAGGATTGATATTTGCCGAATAAAGGTCATCTCTGTCTTCTCTGCGTAGTCTTTCAGTACACGATAGGACCGGGAAGCCACCCGCACCAGTACTTAGACCGCCTCTAGTAAAGCCAGCAGGAGCGAACCAGAGTTCTGCTCTCGCTTCTGAGGAGGCAAACGTTCCAATTGCCGCAACAGACGGTGGAACCCAGAGAGTCGCGTTAGAGATATTATCCCTAATCTGGACCCATGGATAAAAAGTACACGCATAAGAAGTATTAATTCTTCTATCCTTTAGTGTGTTCACCGCTGTTGTGACAGAGCCTAACCTATTTTGAAATGTATTCGTCGTTTCTGTGTTGGGGGTGTAAACATTCTCGATGTCTACAACTCCAAGACAGTCTGCTCTAGACTCAGCGACGGCAATCACTTGATCTGTTACGAGGGGCTGCCAAACACCTGGGACACTAAGTATATTCCCCTCAACAAACTCAGGGTCAGCAACAGTGTCAATCGCCCTTTTGACGGTGTAGTAAGCGTAACTTGTTTTTTCGGTCGAATCTGATGCGATGTCTACGTTGTTGAACGGCTCCATCTCTTGAATGTCAACGCCGTCAAACCCACCCCAGAGTGGCATTGTAAATCTATCATACCCATCATCTAGGGCTGCCGTGTGTGAGGAATTAATTGCAGATAGTGAAGTATTAGACGCTCTCGAACCAGAGACAAATACACCCTGCGATCCACTAATGTCATCTAGGGTAAAGATAAAAGAATATTCCATTTTTGTATTACTAGTTGGGGTGAAAGCTGCACTACTACCCGGAGATGCTCTTAGATAATCAACATACCCAGGGTCGTGTCTTTTGCTATCATAGCTAAGAGTAGTCTGAATCCCAAAATAAGCATTTGTGGGGTCTGAG